CGCATATATTTCGTTGCTGGTATATATAGAATAGTCATTAAATAATTGATTAATTATTGATGCTGTAATTTTTGCATTGATCGTACTTTTGATTTTTGACAAATTTTTCTCTAGCCAATCAAAATCAAAATCTTTTAATAGCAAAGTAAATCTATTAAAAGATTTTCCTTTATAAATTGGTTGATTGTTTGAATTTTTGCCTGTGGAAATTTTTACATTTTGTTTATAATCATCATCGAATAGTGATTTTTCGTTTCTTTTATGACGAAGTATTCTATTCCATTTATTAACAATTGTTTCTAATTTTTCATTATGCATTTTTTCTTTTCTTTAGTTCATTTTCTAATTCATTCATGAATGCAATATGATCTTTTGGTACTGATTTATATTGAAATCCGTACTTGCGCTTACTAAGATCTTTGTATACTTTCTCTATTTCTGATGTACTTGCTTTGCTTAGATCGTTCTCTTCATCTCCTTCTTTATAATCATCTTGGCTGGCTTTAAGGGTTTCATGTGCTTTTTCATATTTTTCACGATCTTCTCCTTTGTATGAAACACCTGTCATTTTAACCCAATTAGCAACGCGGTCATAATTTTGTTTAGAAGGATTGTTTTTAAGAAAATTCAAAACAAACGATAGTTTTTTAGATGGGTCTTTAATATCACGAGCATCTGTTCTTACGATCTGCCATTTGATATTAAATTTGTTTGTTCTCGATTCTCTTAATTTCATCTCTTCTTCGATGATGTTAATAAATTGCAAAAAATTAGCCATATTCTAACTTATGTTTCCCATGGATAACAAATCCATTTATTTGGATCCCATTCATGAACATAAAAGTGATTGCATTTCCATTCACAATTTCTTTTCTTACCGACAGTACAAATATGAATCCTTTGCAGAATTTCTTCTTGTGTCATAAATGCACGACATTCCGATACAATTCTCCAAATAATATTGTTAATCACGCGACCAGTATCAAGCACATCATCAATAATGACAAGATGCTTCGATTTCAAGAACGGAACCAAAAGATGCATTGTCATATCTGTTTCTGATAAAATGGCAGGCTTGTAATGTTCATCATTAAACAATGAGCGCAATTGATTAATGATCATCGATGCTACAGGCCAGCCACCATAATAAGGCGCAAACACAACAATATCATTTTTTGATTCACCTGGAAATTGATCATATAGATTATGTGCAAGCTGTTCTGAAGCTTCTGTTACGGTGTCCCAAGATAGGTATAATTTAGTCATACGAGGCTAAGAATAAATTTCACATAATCATTTGTATTGCCGGTGGGTACATTATGTACCGGCACAATCCAATTATTAACGGCACACCATTCATTTGCAATATCTTCCATCAGATTAGCAATTTCATTTTGCCAATTGACATCTAAAGAACGGAATCCATCATTTTTCATTTCAAGCGGAGGCATAATAAAAATTCGATCATATCTTCTCATTGTTTTTTGGAAGATGTCTGAAAAATCAGTCCATTCCTTATAGGAATAATCGCCCTTGAGATACGACCAAGTAGCATACGTAAAAGCATCTAATGCCCCACGATCTGTGATTAAAGAATAATGCCGATACGTGTTTCGATGGTGTTCTTCGAGAATCATCATTTGACTTTCATAGTCTGCAATTTTATTAATCTTAATTCCTTTTTCAGCAACAAGCTTGCGTACTGGTTCATCAATGAAATGATAATCTTCAAACATTTCAATATTACCCAACGCTTTCATGAGTGTGCTTTTACCTGAACATTGAGGCCCGCTAATACAGATTTTCATATCAAATAATATCGCTGAAGGTGTGAATGTTTGCAATGATTTTTTGCAATTGTTCTGATGTAACATTTGCATGTATAAGATCATTCATTTTAATTTTCTTCTTTGTTAAGATGCCTAGTGGCTCATAATCAACACCAAGAAGTCCGTGCAATACTGGGCTTGAAGTGTCGATGCTATTAATGTGAACCGATTGATAAATTGAATGACAGAATTCCACCGGCAAAGAGCAACCCAGCAAATGGTGATAAAATCCTTCGCCATCATTGATGAATGCGCCTCCATTCCAATAAAATTTATTCAGCAAATGTTGAACGAATTTTATTCTGCCGTTCGCTTGATCCCAGTCCCTTGTTGATTCATCACGAACAAAGAAGTCATGATTAAATCCAATCGCAATTGTATTGATACCGAGATGAATGAACTTTGTATAACATGTAGTAAGCTCATCCATGCTTTGACCCTGCACTACTGCCATCGGTCTGCTATTAAATTTCTTTTTACTCCATACATTTGCATTTTCAACAGTAGCATCCAAATCACCAAGCACATCAGGCATAATGTAAATAAATGGTTCTAGCTTGACGATCCATTGCTCATATTTGGCATGATCAAATGCAGTGCCAAGTTCGAATATACTATTGTCAAGAATGATTCTTCGTCCTGCTTTTTTCTGCCTGAAAAAATAATCACGATACTTTTCTGATTCATCTAGAAGATGAACCAAACAATAGTCGTAGTCAGTAATTGAACCTACTGTATCTAAAATAGATATAGGTGCTTCGTGTGTAATGTATGTTTTATTCATAATCCGAAAAGTTCTAAGAAATCACATTGGTATTGTCTTCTCATGTCAGGCAGTTGCCACCCCAATGAATTATACACTCTTTCAATGCACGGTGCAACTAATGATTCAAACATTTTTTCTACATCAACTTTAATATCAAATTCTTCTGGAATCGTATCATTAAAGCCTATGCACTTGATGCCGTATTTGTTTTGTCCTGTATAGATGTATTTGATTTTGGTGCCGGAAACAATTGCTTGATATTTTGCTTTCAATTTTAATGTTTCAAGCAATGTATTATAATAAATTGCCGACTTGACATGAATAGGTGTATGCAAAGCTATTTTGAATCCATCCGATTGGCTTGCATATTTTTCGTAGTCTTTAATTGAAGATCTGAAAGCAATCTCATCAATAGGCAATTCCTTAAACCTCTCGTAACATTCACGATATTTGGCATCTGATTTAAGCCTGTCTTTGGTGCGAAACACTTCCATGATAATGTCTTTCATCATGGTTTTGATTGCTGCGGAATACGTGCTTCGCTGTACTTCAACCCCGACATACTTAAATTTGTGTTTGTGTCTTTTTCCGTCATATCGGACACTAAGAATATATCGTTTCTTTTCCAAGAAGAGACCAGCATCACAAATTGATTCTCTCTTAAAGAAGTATCTTGGATCTGTTGAATGTAAAACATTGCGAGCCCAATTATTGATCTTGTCATTGATATATGACTGCAGAGTGTCTGTTTCTTTAACAAATTCTTCTGTTACATTTCCATTATCATGCAATACAGTAACTTGCTTGATTGCAAGATAAGACTTCATGGTAAGATAAATCGAATCCGTATCTCCATAAATGATATAATCTTTATCAGGGAGATTGTGTTCTTGTATAAAGTATTGATTTACAACTCCAGCTGCTTGCTTGATTACAGCCTGTCCTGTCTCTGTAATACTCGCCGCCATATCAATGTCATAAAAAGGACTATACTTGTTAGCATAAGTACCATATGCCGAATTCAAAAAGATTTTGATCGTATATTGCATCTGGTCAAGATGCTTAATTTTCGCCTTGTTCTCCTTCAAATTCTGTGATTCTAGCTGTTCAATTTGATTTTGAATAACAACACGCTCTTGATATAAGGAATCGATAAATGACGGGCAAATGCCCTTTACATCTTGTCTATATAAGACACCAGCCATTGATAATGCTA